AAGCCGTCAGCGTCGGAGCAGTGCCACCAGCCCACTTAACGCCAGACCACCAAGTAACCGATGTGCCGGGATTGGTTAGCTCAAGGATGAAGGAAACAGCCGTGCCGGTTGATGGCACATTGCTAACAGTGAATGTCGTTGAGCCGCTGATGGTCTTGGTGAAGTAGTTACCAGCAGTCAGGTCTATGTCGCTGGCGGATACGGCTACTTTGGTTTCCTTGAGGCCGGTAATCGTCTTAGCTGAAAGTGTCTGAGTGTCGCTTGTGCCAACTACGGTGCCGGTAGGCGCAGTCTTACCAGCCCATGTGTCTAGGTCTGCATCCCATGCCTGGACGGTAGAGCCGATAGCAGACGGGGCGAGGTAATCAGTGCCAGCCGTAGCAGCTGATACAGAGCCAGCGCCAGCGCCCTTGAGCAAGCCACTGGCGGTGATAGCCGCCTGATAATCTGTCCCTGCTGTCGCATCAGCTAGCGCGCCGCCAGAATTAGCCTTGAGGATAGCTGTCCCGCTCGGCGGGGAAAGATAATCAGTTCCGGCAGACGCGGCGCTAACCGTGCCGGAGCCGTTAGCCTTCATAATACCGGAGACAGTGCCAGCGCCGCCGCGAGCCGCAGCAAGCGTGCCAGAGGTCAGATTAGAGGCATCCACAAGGTCAGCAGCCAGTGCCGTGATAAACACCTGTGCGCTTGTCGTGACGCTGATTGCTGTGTTGCTATTGCTAGAGGCCGTGATAGTGCGGGAAAGCGTCGTGCCAGAGGCAGTGTATGTCCCTGTGCCGATTTCCCAGGATGAGCCGTCCTCGATAGCGTAGCCGACAGTATCACCATCGGCCACACCTGATGCAGCAAAAGTCTGGTAGCCCGTTAATGCAACGCCAAGAGTAAGTGCGCCCGTGCCTGTGCTGGTCACGGTCATTCTGGCGCGATTAAAGTATTTTGCCATATCGGGCTTCCGTTGCTTTGTTTAATTAGCCGTGCGTGATGGTGCCGCTCGACAGAGTAACCGTCTGGCCGGTCGAGATAGCCGTGGCGTTGATGATGATATCCGCCGAGCTAGTGCCAACCGTCAGGCCGGAAACAATCACGTTGCCGGCATTGTCACGAAACTCAGCCTTGGCAGCAGTGCCGGTGGCAGAGGCAGTCGCCGTCAGCGGGGTGCCGGAAATCGTCAGGACGCCGCTTGAAACCGTGCCAGGCGTTGAGCCAAGCGTGAAAGTAGCCAGGACGCCGGTAGCACCAGAAAGAGCAGAGGTGCCGATAACAAGCGAGCCAGCCGTGGCCGAGCCAGTCGAAGAAGCGAAAGTCTTGCCTGCCACAAGGTCAGCGACAATCTGCATACGGTTGGATTTGAGAGTAGACGAGTAGGTAACAGCCATTTTAGTTTTCCCTTAATCAGAAGCCGCGTCTGCGGGCCACAAGTGTCGTGCGGCTCCTGCTCGCACGCTCGCTATCCATCATCAGCTCGTCGAAGGCGGATGTAGCCAACTGCGACCAGACGGGGATACGTTCATCATTCTGTAGATACGGCGCAGCAGTCAGCAGCGTCGCGTATAGGTATAGGTCAGGCGCTTTCGTCAGCAGCCAGTTGCTTGGTTGCGAAGCAGACAAGCTTGGCACCTTGGCGTAATAGGTAATCGTCAGCTCAACGCTGCTAGACGGCGTCGGGATTAGCTCAAATGCGCCGTCAATAATCGTGTAGAAGCGCGTCTTGCCAGTCATAGACTGAGATTTGTATTGAGCCACCTCATTCGGCCCGATATAGGTCAAAGGCTCTGGCGTATTCGTGGCATTAGCCGGAAGCTGGAGCTGGTAGGTTTCAAGATAGTCAAATGGTAGACCGATAAAGCCATCAGTTGTTGATGTCCTGCGGCGCGTCAGCATTTCTCTCGTACGAAGCGTCCTATTCAGTCGGGCTTCCGCAAAAGCGATAAAATCCGGTATCTGAGACGTTAAATCTTCGCGATTGAGCCAATCGGCTACCGCAGCCTTAAGCTCTGTGTAGTTGCTTATTGCCATTACACTCGGCCTTTCCAGACGCGGAAATCGCGATTATCGCCGTCGTTGAGCCATCTGGCCCATGCCTTGTCGTCGTGAAACCAGCCCTCTCGCATCGCTTTCTCAGCAACGCTCAGCGGAACACGTGCGACATGCTTGAAATTCGAATGATTGCCGTGGTCATCGGCTAGGGCGGCAGCGCTATCGACTACTGGCTCGCAGTCCTCAATCGTCTCGATTGTGAAATCGCCGAAAAACCCTTCTTCAGGATTTGAGTGCAGCACTCTGACGACATTACCGCGATGGTCGTAAATCTGCTTTTGCGACATGCTTTGCCCATAAAAAAAGGGCCGCTCGAAAGCGACCCTTCACAGTGTTAAGTGCTAAGCTGATTAGCTAGCAGCGATATCCGGCAGCTTGGCGTGAGCCTTTTCGTTGGCCATTTCCAGGCCATACTCCGCCAAAATCATTTTGGTGTCGGCGTCGCCAACCTTGGCGATATCGACCGTCTGGAACGGACGGTAGTAAGCAACCGCCGCGTATTCAGGGTCAAGGAACAGAGCCGCCGAGACTTCCTTCGACGAGATGGTGCGCGAACGCAGCCAGCGCGACGGAAGGATTTTCACGTCACCAAAGTCCGAGCGATAGATATCGACGGTGTTGACTGCCTCAACCTTGGAAATCGCAATCTGCGAGCCAGAACGGCCCGTAAACGACGAAATCTTACGCTTAATCGACGGGCGAACCAGACACACCTTCGGCTCAGCGCCATTGGTGTAAGCCGTCTGGAGGATGTCGTTAAAAGCCGTCTCAGTCAGCGCAACCGAGGTCGAGCCATCCGTGAGAGCAGCCGTTTCCGACGCCGCATTCGCATACGAGGTGCCGCCAGTGCCGACGTTGGTGCTAATCCAATGCTCAAGCGAACGGGTCTTGCGAGCCGTCGTGTCATTGCCAGCGACGCGAGCCTGATTAGAGACAAGGATGCTTTCCATGTCGCGCTTCAGAGCCTTCGAAACGAGCGCCATCTGATGGGCCATTTCCGAACGCTTGCCGGCAGCGTCAGCGCTTTCCTGCGAGCCAGAGACAGTCGCATCACGCGACGAAATCTGGGTCGTATTGGAAAGGCGGACAGTCGCAGTCGCAGCCGAACGCGACAGCTCAAAGCCTTCCAGCTGGGCATTCGTCGTATCAACATTCGGCAGGCTTTCGGTCTGCCAATCGAAGATACGGTTTTTGACGTTGCGACGACCGACGCTGCTCATAAAGGGCGTGTCGAATGGGTCGATATTGTAAATCGTGTTTGAGAGGTCTTCACGGTTGGCCGTAGCCGAATACGACGTGAAGGCGTTAGTAACCTTGGCCATTGTCAGATTTCCTTATATCAAGCTTTCGAAGACAGACGCCGCATCGCGGATACTGCCGGTTTGCTTGAGACGTTTGCGCGCGTCTAACGCAGCCTTAGTCTGAGTGTTCATCGGCTTAGGAGCCGGCGCATTAGGCTTGAGCGCTTTTTCAAGTGGCTCAGACTGCTTAGGCTTTGAGTTTTTCAACTCACGCCACCGCATTGCGTCATAGGCTAGAGCGACAATTCTGGCGTCGTATGCCTGGTCAATCTCTTGGTCGTTGAAGTTGCGACCCTTGAGAAAGTCACGCAAACGCGACCTATCGCGCTCGTAGTTTTTCGCGTCTTTCCACTCTGGGATTAGCTCTGGAAGAAGCTGAGCATTCTGTGCCACATAGGCTTGCAGTTGCTGCTCTTGCTCACCAGTGCTTTTAGCCTGCATACGCTGCATCTCTGCCTGCGCTGCCTGCAAATCACCGATTTCGCGCTCGTATCGCTCTTTCTGCTTCAGGTAAGCGGCTGGGTCAGTGTCGATTAGCTCAGGGCTAGGCGGCTGCGGCATGAACTGCTGCATCCGTTGCACCATCACTGGCAGCAACTGGGCATAGACTTTCTCTTGCTCAGTGGCTTGCTCAACGACTGACTGAAACTGCTTACGCTCTTCAGCTAGTGCTTGAGTTTTCCGCGTATAATCCGCTTGGCGAAGGACACCGGACTTCAACTCTTCCTTAGTAAACTTGACTTCTTGCCCTTCGATGTCGAGGGTGATGACAGTTTCTTCAGGTTTGTCGTCGTCGGCTTTTTCCTCTGCCTCGTCGTCTGAGCTTTCTTCCTCGCTGTCGTCGGCGGCGTCCTCGTCGCCTTCTTCAGCCGTCTCTGAGGCTTCAAGCTCGGTATTAGCCGCTTCCTTAGTCTTCGGCTCTTCTGGATTGTCGGCGATATCGCCGGCCAAAAGAGCTTCAAACGCAGACGCAGCTTCGCTAATCGAGCCGGTGCTTTCGCTTGTCGGCTCGGCTAGATTTTCATCAGCCATTTATTTACCTGGGTTGCTCAGCGAAAAGGCGTGCCATGGCTAGCGCGGCCTCTATCGCGCTGCTCTGCTTGTGCCTTCGTGAGTTTCGCGTTTTCGAGCATTCCAATCAGGCGGCTCTTAAACGTCCTGGCGCCACGAACGAGTGAATACGCATCCTCTCGCTCTTGCGCCGTCTTAAAATTACCGGACGCCCAAAGCTCAATCGTATGAGCCTCAATGTCGTCCATAGCCTGCTTAAAGGCAGGATTATCCAGCACTGCCTCGGCGCTTATTCCGAGACGGATTGCATCAGTGTCTGTCACGCTTGACCCATAGCCGGCGGCATTTGCGGCTGCTGCTGAGCCATCCCAATCTGGGAAAGCACCTGAGCGCTTGCGAGCTTTTCCTGGTCAATCAGCGTCTGAGCCAACTGCTGGATGTCAGTGCGCGGACGCTGCGTCATCTGGATGATGGCCGCCCAGTCAACCGGCTGACCACCCTTAGCTGCAATCTCAGCGGCTTTCAGGATGACATTGGCTTCCATCTCATCGCGCTTCAAATCAGCGTCTAGCTGTAGCTTGGCGCGCTCAATAGCCTGCGACTGAAGGCGGGCGAATGTTTCCGCCTGAGCCTTAGCCATCTCAACCTCGGCCAGAAGCTGGTTAGGGTCTTTCTGCTGGCCCTTGGCGGCTTCCTGAGCCTGAGCAATCTGCATGTCCTGCTCAGGGCTAATCGGCGAGAAGAAGCTTTCCGGGTTTTTGAAGCCAGCCTTGCGGACAATCTGGCTCAGCGTGTTGGCATACTGGCTCGGCTTAACGAGCGGATTGCCTAGACCCATTGTTTGCAGGATTTGCTCTTGCTTCTGAGCTACCTGAGTAAGGAAACCCATCTGCTGGGCGTCGTCGCCACGGCCAAGGGCAACCGATACGACGCAGTCCATATTCGCATCCCACTGAGACACGTCCATAGGCACCCATGAGCCACGCAGGCGCACTAGAAGCGGCTTATCCTGATGGCGAGTAATCAGCTTGAGCAGGCCGCTGAAGAGCTGGCGCATACCATTCTCAGCAAAGGTGCGGGCGATTAGCTCAATTCTGTCCTGAGACGCCGAAATCTGTGCATTCACCGCAGCCCGCGTCGTGGACTGAAGGACATCAGCATCCAGTCCCTGGCTCGTCGGCGTAATGCCAGTGCGCTGAGCCTTAATCTGGTCGAGATAGTCCAGAATTGGCATAGCCGCCTGGCCGACAAACGGCGTAGACAAGTCCTGCACTGCGCCTGGCTGCCGAGCCCGGACAACAGCGCCAACTTCCTTATTCAGCACGTCGTCAATGTTGACCTGTCCCTCAACAATGACCGTCCGAGGGAAAATTGACTGAGCAAGGCTATCCAGCGTAGCGCGCAGGACATGCGATTTGATACGCTGCAAATCCATCGTCACGTCGGCAATCGAATGGCCGAATACCGTGTGAGGCTCAGGGTCAGGGCAGAAAATCGCAAACGGCGCATGGTCAACCACCTCATCCTTCAGGATGTAGCAGTTGTCGCCAATCGCATGGATACAACGCAGCTCAGCAACGCCGTCGCCATCCTTATCAATACGAAGGTAAACCTTCATATACTTGACGCGCTTTAATGACGGCTCATTGTCGTCGTATGGCGTCTCGTAGCCAGGATTTCGCTCCTGCTCTTCCATCTCGGCGACCCACAAATCGTCGTCGCCTGGTGCGCCATGCTCTAGGATATCTTCTTCCTCGAAACCCATTTCGATGAGGTCGGAAACAGGCACAAGGTCGCGATAGCCGATGATATCAAACATTCTGTCTGTATCACGGGCGCGCTTATCAATAATAAAGCATTCGGGTGGAAGCGTCCGAATACGGTATTTGACCGCCCTATCCACGAGCTTGACGCAGAATTTATACGTCACCGGCTCAAGCGGATTAACTGGCTGCTCTGGGTAGATATAAGTAAACTCGGCAGTCGGATTATTCTGCCGGAATAGAAGCACCTCATCCTCAGTCATTCCTGAGAAATGCTTCTCAACGACCCTGTCTTCGCTTTCCGCCCACCAAGTGACGATGCCAGCCTTTTTAAGCAGCGCATCCTTGAAGGCGGAATGCAGGATTTGAAAACCTGGGTTCATCTCGTTAAAGATGAAGTTCACAGCATCAGACGCCTGCTCGGCAACCATCACGTCGTCAGCCGTGCGAGGCATATAATCGACGATTTTTTGGCCAGAGGTGAAGATACGCATCAGGCTCGGCATCATCGACTGGATGGTGTCACGCACCTCAGACAAGACTACCTGAGAGCGGCCCTCTTCCTCGTCGCCGAAATAAGCGCCACGATAGTATTTCGCAGCCTCTACGCGGTGTGGCGTCACATGGTCGTCAATATACCGCTCGGCAGAGGCAATCGCCATGCGGACACGGCCATTAAACTCTTCTTCGCTCAGCGGTGTGACGAATTTAGCTTCTTCATCTGTCTCATCGGACGCATCTTCCGCAGCATCGTCCTCATAGCCGCCTTCCTGCATATCCTGCTCATAATCCGCGTCCTGCGGCTGAGCCTGAATAAGCATAGCGTTTTCGTCCGCTGCCATCATTTCTGATTGCGAGCGGCGGCGTCTGCGACGAGCCATTAAATCCCTATCCTATCAGCATATGGATACGCGGCGCTGGAGGCTCTGGCCAGGTATCCATTTAGGAGCCCTGCCACCAACCATTGCCGCCTGTCCTGCAAAACTTAAGCATAGGCTATCGGCCAAATCAGGCGAGCGCATACCACGGCGCTTCATCTCAGATTTGCCCTCAACCTTAATCTTGCCATTGCTTGTAAACGAATACGTCGGGCCGATTAGCTCAGCGCGAAGCTCATCATCCTTCGGCAGCTTGACGGCTCGTGTCTCAAGCCAGTCCTTAGTCGCTATCCAAAGCTCGTCGCGTAAACGGTAAGCCTGCGGGTTTAGCGCCGTGCTTTCCGAAACATTGACATCGCGGACGTTAAGGCCCAATTCGCGAAGACGGTCGGCAACACCGCCGCCAAGGCCGATGCTATCGACACAAATCTCAGAAGGCTTATCAATCTTAGCCTCATGGACGATACGGCCTACAGTCCCCATCAAGTCTTCGCCTGACCAGTGGCGTAGCTCAACGACGACGTTTCCCCGCCGTTTGCAAATCACCGTCCGGTCAGAGCCAAACCGCGCTACGTCAACGCCGTATATCAGGTCTTGCGTCGTATCGAGCGCAACGTCTCTCGACATTGCAGCGTCCACAAGGTCAGCTGCAATAAGGCTATCATCATCACGTAGAGAGAACTCACCAAGAACCCGGACACGGTAAGCATTCGAGCCCTCGCCATACGTCGATTTAATCTGCTCTACGAAGTCTCTGCTAACCAGCCTATTGTCTAGGCAGGATACGTGCATCGTCTTCCAGTCGCCGCGCAACTGGTGATGCGTCTTAAAGAATAACCCGGTGTTTCGCGTCGGGTTTCCAATCAGCACAGTCGTTGCCGAATGGCCTGACATTGAGCCAGCGGCGCTTTCAAACACCGCTTCCGGTATAGCCGACGCTTCGTCGCATATCAGCAAAACATGCTCTGAGTGGACGCCAGCGAGCGCTTCCGGCCTTTCCGCTGAGCTAGTCCTAGCCGAGATGAAAGAGCTTTCCGGCGCACCCTTCTGCACAATCCTGTCGGTGAAGACCTCAAGTGTCTCACGCAACGGGACAGGCAGTCGGTTTATCCAGTGCTTGACCTCAGAGAACAACGCATCAAACAGCTGACCAGCAGTCGGAGCCGTACAGACGGCCTTCTGCGGCATTCTGGTCAACATGTGCCAGATAAGCGCCCAGGCGCAGGCAGTTGACTTGCCGACGCCGTGGCCAGCTCTAACCGTTATCCGACGCTCTCCAGAGGCGATAGCTTCTAAAAACTCACGCTGCCATGGAAGCGGCTCAGCCTTCAAGACCTCAGTGACAAACAGCACCGGCCTGTCGCGATACGCCTTGACGAAGCTCTCATAGGCTACGCGGAAATCATTGCTCATCGACACATTTCCGCCATCGCTTTTCGCAACAACGCAAAAAGCAGCTTAGCCGGCTTTGTAAATTCAAGGATTTGCGTTTGCTGGTATCCGTATAAATACGAATATCGGCTTTTCAGGACATCGGCGGTAGCGTTTCCCCGCTTTAAGAGGGGCAACCAATGAAACGCATTAGTCTTTATCTATTACCGATGCTCTTGCTCGCCGGATGCGCTACTGGCCCGACACAGGCTGAGCGAGAGTTTGCAGCCTATAGCAACGTCCTCAACGAGAAAGTCGCTAGAAAGCAAATCACGCCAGCAGAAGCTGAGCTAGCCAGACAACAATACGTCGGAAACTTGCGAGCTAGAGAAAGCAACATCGCAGCGGCGCACGCTATCACGAATAGCAACAACACATACGCCGCTAACTCAGACATGGCCCTCGGAATGGCGATGATGTGCGCCGGCTTCCGTGGGTGCTAATCAGACGAGCGGCGGACATAGCCCTTTAAGTAAGAGGCAAACCTTAAAGTGATTGGCTAGCCGCCGCTCTATCCCGCAATCTCTCTCGATACCGCCGCTGCTTCTCAGCATTAGTGAGAGCCTTGCCAGTGGATGGCCGGCCAGCAGGACGACGAGAGACTAATTCTTCTAGCCGAGCCACCCGTGCCTCTAGCTCAGCGATACGCTCGTCAGCAGCCACCGCTGGCTCTTCAGGTAGCGTTATAAACAGAGCCATCAGGAAGCCTGCTTGGCTAAGCGACGCTTCCGCATATACTCGCGCATATACTCAGACCGCTCAGTGTTAACAGTGTTAACCGGCTTGTTAACTGCCTTGTTAACAGTGTTAGCAGCTTCAAGAGCCTCAACACGAGCTAACAACGCCTCATATTCCGCTCTGGTCACTTGGACAATTCCACTATCTAACGGAGCCGCTCGGCTGCGAGTACGCGACGACGCTTCCGGTATTCCGCGACAGGATGTAGGTGACAGGCCGAGTTGACGGGCGAAATTCATTTTTTATTTTTCTATTTTTTTACAGCGGGTGATGGTGTGCTGATATATCCGCCCCCGCCCCGAGCCACCCGCCGGGGGGTGTCGAGCCAGCAAGCGTCAGCGCGCCTTCTTCCCGCTATCCTTGGGCAGCATCGTCATATCCTGTTGATTTGACTCAATGTCACCTCCCTTATCTAGGGAAGGGTCAACAGGTGTGATGTCTATGACGTTGTGCTCTATCTGATTGGCTCGATTGCTCAGCTCCATCA